TGAAGTTATCTATCTTGGAGTTAAACAGAGTTAATGGGTCAATATCTTCAATTTTATTATTGTCATCATCAGCGTTCGCTGCGTTAACCGCTTTAGTACCTCTAGAATTAGCATCCGCGTCAGCATCGTCATTAGCATCCGCGTCAGCATTAGCATCGTCCCGACCGTCTTCTTCATCTCTTATCAATTCAGCCTGGTCTACTGGCATATCTATATCCTCGGTATTCAACCGAGGTTGTATCCCCATCGTTTCCAGTTCTTGGATAAAGAGTTTGAAAGCGTAAGGCGTCTGTATAACTGCCACGTCATCATTATTACAATTCTTACACATATTGATATTTTCCTTAATATTAAAGGATACCAGGGTTCCGCATCTTTTACAGATACACCAACTAAACTTATCAGAACGCTCCATCATACTTTCTTTAATAAAGTTAGATATGCCGTGGCTCAACACCGTATCCCGCTCCATCTCACCGATTCTTAACCCTCCGCCTTTACGACGGCCTTCAGTAGGTTGCCTGGTTAGCCCCATCACCTTTCCAACGCCCCGAGAGTTTATCTTTTCAGCAACCATATGCTTCAACCTAAAATAATAGGTGGGCCCAATAAAAATCTCGGTATCTATTTGTTGCCCCGTATAACCGTTGTATAATATTTCATTACCATATTTATTAAAGTTATTCTCCTTCAGTCCGCTATATATGGTTTCTTGTTCTATTGGTATAAATACGCTAGCGTCTCCTAGCACCCCCTCAATACAGCACAGTTTTGCGAAGATACACTCCACTAAATGTCCTATTGTCATACGCGAAGGGATGGCGTGCGGGTTTATAATAATATCAGGGCGAACGCCATCTTTCGTATAAGGCATATTCTCCTCGGGAATCACCATACCTATTACGCCCTTCTGCCCGTGCCTAGAGCAATGCTTGTCACCGAACTCTGGTTTCTTGATTTTTAAGAAGCGCACTTTACAGATTGTAGAGTCATTTCCAGCTATTTTTTGCGATTTATATACCTTATCCACCTTCCCAAATAACGAGTTGTCGGTTGATAGGGAGACGTCGGTGTAAATCATCTCCTTCTTCACGTCCGTAAAAACGCCGTTCTTGTATTCTTTCATAACCTCCCGTACATTTAGCATACCTACGATAATAACCTCTTGGCCTTCGGGTACATAGGTGCCTTCCTTAATAAACCCGTCAGCATCAAGATGTTCGTAGTTCTTGTTTTTAATGCCTACAATTTTTATGCCTTTGTCTCGCATAAGGATGGGGTTGCCAAAGATGACCTTCTCATTTTGCGAGACGATTTTGGAGGTCGCTGTAATAGACTTATAGTATGAAAGAGAATTGAGGCCACGGTCAATCGTCGCCTTATTAATCATTATACTGTCTTCTTGGTTAAACCCCGAGTAGGTCATAATGGCGACGATGGTATTAAAACCGTTCGCCATATAATCGCTGGATGTAAATTGGGCGATTCTAGTATTTATTATGGGTCTCTGGGGGTAGTGAAGGATATAGCTCATCGTATCAAAACGTTTGTTGAAGTTTGTAGCGTATATACCGATGGCCTGCTTTGATTGAGCGGCGTGGAAGACATTACGAGCCGACGAATTGTGGTTACTCATAGGTATATTGCCACTTACGATACTTAAAATCGTTGAGGGATGTATTTCCAAATGCGTATGATATGGACTAATCTCGTTGCTATTCATCGCTATTAGACAGGTATCGGTCTCTTCGTTGTCAAGGTATTCAATACTCGCAGAGGTATTCTCTAATTTAGTCAAGATATCCATATATTTTTTTCTATAATAGTCACTGACATTGCTGACTTTCTTGACATCTCGCTTAATATCGTCGTCGCTACTTCCTTCGTCGCTACTTCCTTCGTCGCTACTGTCCTCGCTACTTCCTTCGTCGCTATCGCTACCACCGCCTTTAAAACTCACATCATTAATATTTGTCAATAGGTGGTTTTTAAGCGGAAGATTATCACTATTATACTCTGCTGAACCTAGAGCAATAACTCCGTCATCCTCCGCTATATCAACCGAATCTCCGCTACCTCCGGTACCCTTATTCTCTGGGAATATCGTTTCATATAACTCAAGAATATTCGCATCTCCAAACATAGAACCGCCGCCAATCTTCCTTTTACTAGCCCCCTTTAATGGATTTATATATTTGTCAATATAGTAATAGTCGTCGTTCTTTTCCTTGTCATCTAGAGCATAGAAGTCGCCATTTAACATATCAAACCAGTTATCGTTTCCGCCATCCTTGCCATCCTTGCCCTTGCCATCCTTGCCATTGCCATCCTTGCCCTTACCATTGCCCTTATTAAAGGCTATCGCCTCATTCTTTTTATTATCCTTGTTATACTTTAAAATTAAAAGAGGCCTACAAGGTCGCCCTGCTTCTGTGAAGATACGAAGTTCGTTGGCAGTAATATTAAAACTGATGGATATAAGGATGTTTATTAAGCCGTTTCGGCGGTATGCTTTCAATAACCGAGTAACGAATAGGGGGTCGCCAGTTATCCCGAAAAGGGTACCATTGACGAATACGTTCGTGATATTTTTATTACCATATCCGTTATTGGCGATTAAAGGTATTACGCCGATATCTTCTAGACACCTCTTGATATTATCCACATTAACGCCAGCAGTTATTTTTGCTAAAAGGGCGAGATTCTTCAAATACCCGATAGAGGCACCATCAGGCGTTTCGTAGGGACACATAATGCCCCATTGCTGCGAATGTAGTTTGTGAGGTTCCGTAACCTTGATACTTCTATCAATAGGCATATTAACACGACGGGTATGCGATAGGGAACCTACGAAACTGATGCGAGACAAATCCTGGACTTTCCCAAGTTCAGGGTCGCTGTTGTTAATCAACCCCCATTGCCCTTTGAGAGATTTGGCGAATGTTTGCGTTACGATTAGATGATCCACAATCTTATAAATATTGTTTGTATTGATAAAATGTTGGAAGTCCCTCTTGCGATTCTTCCAAGGACCATATAGATACTCGCTATCTATTTTATTCCTAACGCTGTCTCTCAATTTAATATAGGCCTCTTGGAATAGCTCCGCCAACATAAACCCGCTGATATCAACCCGTTTATATATATAGCTGTCCCTGTCGCTTAACGGGAGCAACCCCTTGGCAGATTTAATAAATTGTAATGTCAAATAGCCCAAATACTTCTTCTTATTCTCAAAGGATTCAATGTTAGGAAAGAAGTCTTTTGACAATACCATTTTGACGTGCTCCGGTGTCCCATACTGAACCCTGTGCCTTAAATAGGATATCGCCTTCTGCTGGGTATCTATATAATAATCCTTCTTATTTTTAATATATTTAGAATCTATGATGCTCGGCCTTATTAAATTATCAAAGTATTCCTTCTCAACGTCTGTATATCCGCTACCGAATATCGTTTTACATATCTCCTTGTCGCTCTGGACGCCTATGGCACGGAACAATATAAAGAGAGGTATTTTTTCTTTAAAGGACGGGATGGAGACATAAATCGCCCCTTTAGAGGTCGTGTATTTACCTCCCACCCTCTCTACGTCGTTGTTCCCTTCTACGATTATGGGGTTCCTTACAAAGTAGAATTGGACGTTTGTCGGGAGGAGGTTTCCTTTGTCTGCGACGCACCGAATAATACCCTTGTGACTGAAGTCCTTGTCGTCCTTGATGGCGGACACAAAGAGTTTATTCGTTACAATCTTTTCTTGTGCGATAATAACCTTCTCTTTCCCGTCAATTATAAAATAACCGCCCGTATCGTAGGGACACTCGCCTAACTTTCGCAATATACTGGAACCCTGATTCTTCAATATACAGATGTCGCTGTGGAGCATTATAGGGATGCTTCCTATGGCTACATTTTTAAATACGACGGTCTCCTCGTTTCGCCTATCGCCGTTATCACCGTCTTTAGACGTGATGCGAACAAATACCTCGGCGAATATATGCGTCTCGTAGGTCAAGTTGCGCATTCTTGCGTCGTATGGCGTAATTATTTTAGGGCACCCGTTTTCGTATATAATAGGCCTGCTGATACTTAACTCGGCGCCTTCTAGTCCGCCTACAAATATCTCTATCTTGAATACCTCCTCCTTGTTGTCGTTATACTTTGTCATTGTAATAGGATTGTAAGACTTGATGATGGCAGGAATCTGGTTCTTAATAAACTCGCGATAGCTATCTAAATGATGTCCTGTAAATGGATACCTGTGACTTTTGAAATATGAATCTAAAATATGCCATTCATTATTATTAGATGTAGATGCCATTCCTAAATATTTTATATATATTTATATTTATTCTATTATTCTATTATAAAGAATACAATATATAAAAACAATATAATCTTTCGCTCCCTCTCGCTCCTCCATCAAGTCCTTTTATTGATACCCAAGTCGTATATGGCAAGTTCGCCATTATTTGTAAGTATAATGCTAGCAGGGTCAGCGTACATTGATGTTACTGGTAATGATACGTGCCCTCGCAGGTCGTAATTACCATTCTCGTCATTACCATATATATTAAGATTCATATTTTCAAATCTCAATATCCGCTTTGTAAAACATCCAAATCCTCCGCTTTGCTTGGGAACACGTGAGACTCGTGAGTTATTCTTGTATGTATAAAGGTATCCGTCGCTATGAAACTTCATCTCATAAACGCCATCAAAGGACTTCAATGAAACCCTGTCAATATCCATATCGTCGCCTTCGTTAATAACAAAGTCTTGCTTCAATAGTATATTACCCCAGGGCATATAGCAAAACAGGTTTTCGTCAAATACGCTTTCGTTTATAATAAACATAGAGAATACGACCTCTTGAATATTATCAGGCCCAGGGTATTTGCTTTTTCTAAATGCGAGCTCCTTGAAAATGTTATTGTTATACTCCGCCGAATAATTCTTGTCATCCTTACCAACCTTAATATTTTTTCTATAAAAGTCAGACAGTAGAGTCTCTACTTTTTCGCTATTTGTAGTACCATCACATATGATTTTATCATAATCGGTATCATATTTGGGTTCCTCTCCTTTATACTTCTTACATTTGTTTATTTGCTTACATAGGAAAAAGTCAAAGGTTTCCTCGTCTTTTTTGCCTTCACCTTCGTATTTCTTAACATTTTCTTCAGTACAATGTGTATCAACATCAAAGGTATCGCTTAATACATCTGTACTGCCTCTAAACCTCTTCTCGTCAGCTGGTTTAAAGTTCATCATATGCTTGTTGAAATACGGGGTTTTAAGACATCTTTTAGGGTAATAAGGAGATATGTTTTCAATACTAACAGATAGCTCGGCTTCTTTTGAAGAATATTCGGGTATTATGAAGGTCTCTCCATTAGTTGCTACGCACCCCATATTAAAACAAGAGTGTGTCAAATCGTTCATTAAATAGTTCTTCTTTATTATTTTGTCATCATTGTCTTTGAAGCTTCCTATTTTAACTATTTCTAGATATTTAGAAAAGGAGCTTGTCATCAATTCCATCCATCTATTCTGCTTTGAGAAGGCATCAATAGACGGAAAGAAGGTGTATGCGGTCTCGTTGCCATTAAAATTAAATAGATTCGGTATATATAAAATCACAGTATAATTCCCATTGAATACCTGTTTTTCAGAAGTCCCAACATCTTCTAATTTTTTTGCTAGCATCACATAGATTGGTAGTGGTATTTTAACGCCTTTAGGTTGTATCAAATTATTTTTAATATTATTCAGCTCCGTTTCAATGGTGCTCTTTATAGCACCATCGCTTACAGAGTCAAATACCTTACAATATATATTATTATTTATGTGGATTTTTTCGGTACTATACTCTTTAAAGGTCATAAACAGGCACCTTTTGTAGTATATAAAAGGGACGTTCTTTGTTATCTTTTTATATAAGGAAGCATTACATTTTGCGATATTAAACTTGGAGGGATTCTTGTTATTACAATCCTTGTAATTTAGATATTTAAGCATACCTTTTTATTATATATATAGTTTATATTATTAAGGAATAATCACTAACCCGTTACCCCCATTAACTTATTAAGGATTAAAGATGAATCAAGAATACGCTCACGACGCTCACGACGCTCACGACGCTAGCGACATAATGCCTTATATAGATATGTGTATATCCGACAGTACCCATTATGATATCGCTTGCGTAGTTCATAAATGTCTAAAGGATAGACATAGATATGTTAGGGATATTAGGGATATTAAAGATAATGACAAAGATAATGTATGGGAATATTTAAAGGGCGGTGAATGGGTTGTTGATAAGAATGCCGTGGAATTGACTTATGCGATTAAAACGAAAGTATGTAATGCTTTTACGAGACGCTCGCTATATTGGGGGGATATAAAGGAATGCGATAAATATCCCGATACAGAGGTGATTTCAATAAAACTTCTTCAAATTAGTTCAAAACTGAAGGACAATAAATATATATCTATATTAATTAAAGAGTCCAAGCTATTTTTTGCGATATGAAAGCTCCAGTCGCTCCATCAGCTATTCCTCCAGCAATCTATAATGTACGAAGTATTCGTCAAATGTATAATATTATAAAGGCACACTACGACTTACGCCTAGCTGATTTTAAAATTACTGAAGTGTCTGTTGCGGTATTCAATGATTTCAAGAAGGATTTGCGGGAATCTGTGGGTAGTCATTTAAACTTTGAGTTTGCCTATAAATATTTAGAGAAGTGTAATAAGTGCTACCATATAACATACCGAGAATTAAATATGTATGTCATCTCGCAAACCAAGGATTCCCCAAAAATGAGGAAGGAACTGTTTAAGAACCTCTATCGTGTATATCTGCTATCTAAAATATACGATATATCAAAATGGGGTGGCTATGTATTCAATTTTTACATTATAATGAATCCGCTGAAGAGATGTATGCCATCCAAGAAAAACGAGCTAATAGACGTGATAAACGTTAATGGCGGTTATACCTATGTTAATAAAAACGATATTTTTATAATACGCAAGGAGGACTATGAGAAGGTTATTCTTCACGAGCTATTACATCATAATACTTTGATACACAAGCAGAGTTGGGAACCTTCAAATATCAGGCGATTGAAGGGACATTTTAATATAGAGACAGGGATGCTACTAATACCCAATGAGGCGATTATAGAGACTTATGCGTGCGTGTTAAATACCGTATTTCATTCTATAGAGACTGGCACGAGTTTAAAGTACAACCTTAAGCGAGACCAAGAGCATTCTATCATTTTGGCAAAGAAGATATTAGATTCCCAGGGAACTGCCAAGTGGAACGAGAAGACGCATTCATACTGCTATATTGTTTTCAAGACGATACTCTATATATATTTTAATGACTTCTTAAAAATCTATAAATACAAAAATGACACTGAAATCACCGACTTTCTCATCAAATATTCGCAGAAATTATATAGGAGTGTTAAGCGTCTCCAGAGACTCAAGAGACCGGCAAATAATAAACTGAAACAGACGATATACTAGTCCCGAAGTCCTACGAGTCTTACAAGTATTTAAGAATCTATAATCTATAATTTATTAGTAGAAGGAAGGTTAGTGTATTCATAATGTCTATAGAGGATATTAATTATATGAAGGCGAATAGTATTAGACAGGCATACACCTTTATTATTGACAGCTCGGATAGGGAGAGGGGTATGTTCCCGAATCCCAATAATTATGTTGTCAACTTCAGTACGCCTTTTAAGAATATTATTGGGATGGAAATCATAGACGCCAGTATTCCTCGTGCGATGTATACGATAGACAGGGATAATAACGAGCTATATTATTATATTGGCGACGATACGGGCGACAACATTATAGAGACAGGGGTACAAATACAGAATACCGCTAACCTGCTATTGAAGAATTGGAATTATACGTCTAACTTATCAATAGGCGCCTCTAATATATCAATCACGTCCAATATATCTACGACTGCGTCTAATGTTGCTAGCTCTTTCACTACACCTACTATTCCTAGCACACCAAGTACACCGGCGATTCCAGGTATCACGTATAATACCACGTCAAATATATTCACTATATTGAAAGAGACGATTACATCCAATATAAAGACCACTTCCAATATAATCAACAACTCCAATATATATGATATATCTAGTATCTATTCCAGTTTTAAATTGACGAGCACATCCAATATATTCAATAACTTCAATATAACTGCCACGTCCAATGTAATCTACAGCTCTAATATCTCTACGAGTTCCAATATACTTGATATTAACAATATCTATAATATCTCTAGAAGTTCCAATATCGCCAACTTGGAACTGACGAGAGACCGATATGCGGTCTTAAACAACTCTGTAAATATCTATAATATCTATTCTGGCACAGGCGCTAGCGCTAGCGCAATAGGCGGTACTGTAACGGGTATAACATTTAATTTATGCGTCCATCCAATAATTGCCGAATATAACAGGGAGTTGCCTATTATGGACTTTAGCTATACCCATACGTATTCATTAAATACCGATAGGATATTCAGGAATATCAGTATAGATGTGGGAAAGTCCGGTGTTGCTAACAATACGCACGTTCTAACTTTCACAATCGGCGAAAGGATTGAGAGGCTTTTTAATATAAATATTGTCAACTATATAAATATATTCTGGTCTATATTGGATACCACGTGGTCTATCGGTATATTTGATATCAATAATAATCTTATTGTATATGAGGTATTTTCTAATTGCCCTTCGCTATATAACGTGTTTTTTACAAAGAAATACTTTGGGAAAAAGCAGGCCCAGGGCGATTTAAGCGCCTCTGGCGATTGGGATAGTAATCTTTTATTGTTAAAGAATGTTAAAATATATAATATACCAATGACACTTGAGAAGATGACGGCGACGCTGGTGGCGACGCTGGCGGCTACGACGACTCAAAGCCCCGTATGGTATAAAATGGACGAGGTTATAAATGGAGAGATACAAAACAAAGGCGATAGACCGATGATAGGATATGAGGATGTTTTTAAAAAGGTAGTTATAGAACCAGGAGATTATACTTTCAGGACGTTTATAACAAAGTATAACGAGTTGATAAAATACGAGGATATGGAGATAATGTTTAAGGAAACCACGACACCTCCTGAACTTTCAAACTTGATAGATATATATTCAAGGTCGCCACTGATTCTAGATATGAAGCGGAGCACATTGGCAGAAAATCTCGGGTTTGATTTATACCCGACTTTGAATAACGAAAACCTCTATATATCCAAGCCTGTCTCCAATACGTTAAGTGTAATAGCGAAGATGTTCTACAGTCGCTTTAATAAGAATTATGTTGCGAATGCCACGAATGTGATTGCCGATAAAAACGAGGATGATATATATGTTATCACATCTCCAGGGATTGTGTATTTTATAGGTAATAAGTATATTATTATGAGATGCCCCGAGATTGAGGAACACCTCTATCGTTCGCTGTCCTATTCAAAGAATGCTTTAGGTCTTGCGAAGTTTCGTGTAGATAGCATTGGTATTAATAGTGAGAAACTTACTATCACGAAAATCCCTGTGCGGGAGTTTCATCCTATAGGGAAGCTATCGCGGATGAGCTTGCGGTTTGAAACAAGCAAGGGAACATTATACGACTTTAAGGGATTAAATCACAATATTATATTCGCTATTTTTTATTACGAACCGATACAGAAGAATGTCCCAACAAACTCCATATTGAACCCAGAGTATAAAATGAATTACTTGGACTATTTATATAAACAGGAAGAGATTGAAGGAGACTCTGACGATGACAATGAAGAAAGCGAAGACTTCTCAAGGGATAATATTGATGACTACAAAACAAAGGAAAACCTCTACAGCGAGAAGGGGGTACAATTACAACAGTATAATAAGTATTATCAAAACAACCTACAATCTGGTATTATAATGGAAGCTGACGAAGCTGACGAAGACGAAGACGAAGACGAAGCTGACGAAGCTGACGAAGACGAAGACGAAGCTGATGAAGACGCTGAAGACGCTGACGCGGAATACTAGGGGGCTAGTACGTGTACCTTGGTACCTTGGTACCTTGGTACCTTGGTACATTGGTACCTTGGTACCTTATTTTACGGGTTTTGCGGTTACTGTTCCTGAACCCTTTTTTGAATCTGTTGTGTTATCATTATTCTTAAATGTATCTTTTGATTTTGTTGATGACGACGACGAGTCCTTGGAAGTTGACGATGAGTCCTTGGAAGTTGACGACGAGTCCTTGGATGACGAAGAGGAATCTTCTGTGTCCTCGTCGGCTTCCTTATCTTTGGAACCCTTTAATAATTTTATAAGAGTGTCTAGGTCTTCTATACTAACA